ATATCCCATCCGTCAAATCCACCTTGAACTAACAATGTAAATTTACGTGCAAATAATCTATAGTATGCGTTTGTTGGAAATTCAGGTTCAGATGCGAATGATGAGTTACCAACAACGAATCTTGGTTGACCACTTGTTGAAAACTCAGGTCCGATTGTTAAACCACTTGCATTTACGTCCATGTGGAAACCTTCAGATCTAAAGTTGAATGGTAAGCCATCAATATCACAAGAATTAATTGGGTTTCGTTTTCCGTAATATTCAAAGAAGTTTGGATCCCATCCATAAGAATTAGAAATACCTAAATAAGTTCTTCTTACATTATCTCCCGGGCTAATTAATGCGTTGTCATTTCCTGTTGATAAACCAAATGGTGGGTTGTAAATAACTTCACCAGGGAAATCATATTTTCCTTTAATGATTGGGAAAGGTGATCTTGCTCCTGCGTAATTTCTAAAATTAAATCCGTTAAATCCACAAGGAAGAGCGTCAATTGGTGCGTCTTCACTCATTTCGATCATTACATAACGAGACTTAAGTTCGTATTCACCATCTAAAGTTCCGATTTTATTTGCGATATAGTTGTTTTGTCCTGGATCCATTGAACAGTTTGTAAACTTCTCAATAACAACAGGGTTCGCATCTGTATCGAAGTAATCACGAATTAATACGTCAAATGTTAAATTGTTATAAGTTTGATTTGTAATTGAAATTTTTAATAATGTATTTGCCCCATCACCATCAGAAACAGTGTAGAATCTAAATAGATCATAAACTTTATTACCTCTCAATTCAGAAACAACAAATGGTGAAACTGGTGTTTGCCATCTATCTAAATACCAACCAATTGAATCAGGATCTCCACTTTGAGCTGAGTCAAGTGCGATTAGGTTTGGATTAAGACCACGAATATATCCTTTTCTCCATGCGAAATTCAAGAAAGATTGGAAATTTTCTTCTGCGAATACAGGAACTTCTAATCTTGGTTTTTGGAAATTAGTCACACCAAATACCTTAGTCCAATATTCAGCGTCATTTTGAGTAAATGAAGTTTCGAATGTATAAGGGTTATTAAATCTATCAACCACATTTACACCAAAAGTTGCGAATGGATTTTTAAGAACCGCCGCGTATTGACCTGTCATATCTAAAGTAACATTTGATGTTCCTGTTACAGAATATCTTGGGTTCTCAGCATTTGTATAAGTTGCGATACCTCTAGATCTTAAAGTTCCAACAACAACATCATCATAATCAACATATGATGTTCCTGTGTAATAATAAATTTTACCAACAATAGTTCCTGAATAACAATCAATATTAACAGGTGTTGGAGTTGGTGTAGGTGATGTAAACGGTGAAGGTGTTATACAAGGATTAGCTGCCGATGGTGTTGGAGTCGGTGAAGACGATGCCTGTGGTGTAGGAGTTGGGTTAGGGTAATATGAAGTTAAACCACTAACATAACTAAAGAATGAGAAACCTGTGTAGTTTGTATTTCCTGTATTAGTAAATAATGCGTAATACCATGCGTCGTTTAACGCTGAAGTTAGATCTGTATCATTTAAAGAAACAGAAGGAACGTTAAATACGTTTGTTTCTGCAGTCCAACCAGCACCACTTAAACTATTATAATCTGTAGTATCAATAGAACCGAAGTAAGAAATAAATTCATCTTCTGCCGTGAATGGGTTTTGTGCTGTAATAACATCAAATATCAAATTTCTTATTTGAGAATCCAAAGTTGATACGTTACCATTGAATTGTTCAAATTGATCAAACAAAATATTTTGTATATCAACAGGGAAATTAGCGTTATACCCAATAGTTGTAGTTGAGTTCGTGCAAGCCGTAAATGGAACTGTAAATGAAAGTTCTAAAGGATTAACACAAACAGTCTCACAAGTTGCGGTTAAAGTTACAGAACTTAAACACCAAACATCAATTGTTGTTGGGTCTACGTTTGCAACAGTAGTTACAGACCAAGATGGACCCGCATCATAACCTGATAAACCTAAAATTCTTGTTACAAATAATTGGTTTGATTGTTGAAGATATGCCTTAGCGATATACGAAGCTTCATATTTAGGAATCTGTGTGTTTACAAATTTTTCAGGTGATGTCCCACCGAATACGGTTTGGAATTCATCAAAATTTGTAATGAAGATAGGTTCAAACGCTGGACCTATTAAAGTTTCACCGACAATACCTAATGTAGTTACACCAACACTTTGTGCCACAAAGCTAAGGTCGACTTCAGAAGTATACACACCGGGCGAAACGAAAACTTTACTGTTAGTTGCCATATTGTAAAATACTTTTTATAAAATTTATTTTTACTATAAATACTATGAAAAACACCAAAAACTTTACATTAATGAAAGTATTTATAACTTGGTATGATTTTTTTCTGCCTTTTTTCTACCTATGGATAAACAAGAAAAAAAAATAAAAAATTTAAAAATAGACATTGATGTTCACAATGTTTTAAAAAAATATTGCGACAAACGTGGAATTAAAATGTATAAGTTTTTAGAAAACTTAATTATGGAAAAATGTCAAGAAAAAAAAGACATCTATGGTGAAAACTAAATTAAGCTCTGTGTAAATATAACTTGAGGAACTTGACCTGTTAAACCTACCGTAATAACTATTTTTAATTCGTCACCATTGTTGATCTGAACTAAATCTAAATCATCACCTACGTATTGGTTATTAATATAAACCGAAAAGGATGTAACGTTTATTGTATTTTGTAAAAATAAATTACAAGTATAGAAGAAAGATCTTTCTAATGTCGTTGCACTATTTTCATATGTAAAAGTTATAGATTCTAATTCTGGCGGTTGTTGTCTTTTTTGTGGTCTTTTAACGGGTCTACTATCAACTTCAAACATTTGAATGGTTCTACTTAATGCAGGATAAACTTCAAATTGTTCTTCGTCAATTAAAAATCCCATCATTGTGAAATCATATTTTTGAATATAATATTTTCTTTTTTCTAATTCCAAAACAGATTCATCAGAAAATGCATCATTTATAATTGGAATGTAGTGACCATTTATTGTTTGATAAGCTTGTCTTGACGCAAATGTATCCATGACCCTTTGATTCAATGTATTTGCTTCTCTCATTCTATTACAAACAATTGCAACCGTATATTTTAAATCAACAGGTATTGGTTGTGGTATTTTATAAATGTCCGCACCTACTCTATTTCCATCCCATGTCGGAACTTCCATATAGTAATACATCCTTCTATTTGGTATGTTATAAAGGACGGCAGGATTGTTTCCGTATTTTACTTCGGGGTTTCTGATTACCGTTAAAAAAGGTGGTTCTAAATTTTTATCTATATTTTGAAAGTCCCATGTTTCTACAAACTGAGACCAATTTTGTGTTGTAATAATAATATCTACAACGGGTATTTTTTTTCCTTCGCTTGTTATATTAAATTTTTCTTTTACGAAATCCAAAAAACCTCTGTCTAAATCAGAATGTAAAAGTGACTTAGGTAAATAAGTCCCATCTTTTGTAATCATATCCTTAATCTCTTCCCTTCTCGGTAAAAGAGTTTTAGGATAGTTAAGTGGTATTGTTGGTTTTACTGGACCTCTTTTTGGTAATGCCATTATAATCCTCTAAATTCATTTGGCCCAACAGGAGCCGCGATTATGGTGCGATAAAAAGGTTTATACCCTTTATATGTATGTTTTATGTCTGAAACAACACGACCATCATTTACAACAGTGTAATATCTAACAAAATTTTCTGAATCATAATATCCAACATAATCTCCAAAATCTATATCAATATTTAAATCGTTAAGTGTTTTTAAATAAACGGACATTGTAATATTACCTGGCTCAACTTGATCCATTCTTGTTGATCCAACCATTTTATTCTCAGGTGCTGCAATTGCGATATACGCATTGAATTCGACAGGTGGTAAAAACTTAATTCCGTCCTCAACCACCTCACCGTAAACATCATCAGTTTTAATTTTGTTTCTATCAATTCTATAAAGAACACAAGTGTAATTCATATCACCAATTAACCATTCTTGACCCATTTCTATTTCAAGTTCAAAATCACGGTCCCCAAAAAATTTACCGAGTCTTGTTATAGGAACATTACTTTTCATTAGGCTGTTTTATTGATAAATATTTATTTTATGATTATTTTTAATAAAAAAGATTTTGGGGGATTTAAAAACTCTTATCGAACATAAAGCACTTGATGTTCTTGACACCTATAGCGGTGCCAACAACTATATATTATATCTAAAAGAAAAAAAAGAATCATCAAAAAAGTTTTTCCCAACACGAACTCAAGCCGATTATATTTTATCTTATTTTGAAACAAAACCAAAAGTTGCAAGAAAATGGGTTGAGTTAGACACTTACTTTGCTAAAAAGTTTGCTGAAGAAAGATATTTGATAGAAACACCCAAAGAAATCTATGTTGAAAAACTATTGGTTGAAAAAGAAAAATCTTATCATGTTTGGGGTAAGTTTTTTGAAAAAGATAAATTATCAGAGTTTTGGGTTCCTAAATCTGCTTTAATAAAAACACATAATGTAAAAAGTGTTGATATTGATTATTCTAAATATTCACATAGACCACCTTTAAATCATCAGAAAGTTGCAATTGAAAAATTGGCAGGATCAAAAAGATTTATTTTAGCCGATGACATGGGACTTGGTAAAACTACATCAACAATTATTGCGGCACTTGAGACAGGCGCAAAAAAGATTTTAATAATTTGTCCGGCATCTTTAAAAATAAATTGGCAAAGAGAAATTGAAAATTATTCTGATCGACCAACTTTTATTGCCGAAGGAAAGAAGTTTTCAACGGATCATGATTTTGTTATTGTAAATTATGATATATTAAAAAACTTACACGATCCAAAAGAAAAAGAAAATTCGTTATTAGAAAAATCTAATTTTGATCTTGTGATTTTAGATGAAGCACATATGATATCAAACGCTCAAGCACAAAGGACAAAGATAATTAATAGTTATGTTAAAAACATCGATAAGGTTTGGTTGTTGACGGGAACACCAATGACATCTCGACCTATGAATTATTATAATCTTTTAAGTATAATCGAAAGTCCTGTTGCACAAAATTGGATGGCTTATGCGATTCGTTATTGTCAGGGTTATCAATTTAATGCTGGTAAAAGAAAAGTTTGGAATGTTTCAGGGGCATCCAATTTAGAAGAATTAAGAGATAGAACATCAAAACAAATTCTAAGAAGATTAAAAGAAGAAGTTTTAGATTTACCCGACAAAATTATTACACCAGTTTATTTGAGATTAAAATCTTCTGAATATGAAAATCTTATGGGTGAATATTACGATTGGTATGATAAAAACCCTGAAGAGTCTTCATCACTCACAGTTCAGTTTTCAAAACTGATGAAAGTTCGAAAAGTAATTGCAAACGAAAAAACAAAACAAACTATCGAGTTTGCTGAAAATATTTTAGAACAAGGAAAAAAAGTTATTATTTTCACAAACTTCACGGATTCACTTCAAACAATATATAATCATTTTGGAAAACAAGCGGTGTATCTTGACGGTAGTTGTTCTAATTCTGTTCGACAACAAGCTGTAGATTCATTTCAGAACGACGAAAAAATTAGAGTTTTTGTTGGTAATTTAAAGGCTGCAGGTGTTGGTTTAACATTAACATCCGCTGAGGTTGTGATTATGAACGACTTATCATTTGTTCCTGCAGAACACGCACAGGCAGAAGATAGAGCTTATCGTTATGGTCAAAAATCAAATGTTTTAGTTTATTATCCTTTATTTGAAAATACCATAGAAGGTGCGATTTATGACATACTCAACAAAAAGAAAGAAATCATTAGAACAGTAATGGGTGATCAAATACCTGAAAATGTTGGTGATGTTGCCGAAGAAATATTAAATCTAATTAACAAACGGTGATATTTATTATAAAAATAAATTATGCCAACAAAATTAGATCAAAGTCAAATTGATGGATTACCAGAAGAAATACAATCACTGGATTTAATAGACGTATCTTTAGAAGCTAAAATTTCTTCAGAAGATTCTCAAAACGATCAAGTAGATATAAATCTACAAGGACAAATAGATGATTTAAAATCAACAGTATTAAGTTTGGTTTTTGGAAATTCATTATATGTGAATTTAGACCATGACACTTTTTATGCAATGACTCCAACCCAATTTCCAATTATGGTTACGTCTACAGTTTGGGAATGGTATTTGGAATCTGAAGTTATTTCTGAAGCAATTTACAGTAGTTACACAGCAACAGTTGAGGGTTATTATAAAGCTAAAGTTACATATACCACTCAATTAGGTATAAAAGTAATGGAGTCATATCCAATTTTCTTCACTCCAAGATAACATGAAAGTATCATTTAATTATGAAAATAAAGATTTTAAAAAATACTCTGACTTTATTAATAAGTTCGCAAAACTTCTGCAACGTGAATTTCCTTTAAAGAACGACTTAACAATATTTTTCTTAGACAAACAAAAAGGTGAAATGTCTACAGGTAGTAGAAGGTCTGACAACACAATTAAAGTCTTGGTTGGTGATCGTATGAATAGAGATATTATGAGAACCTTAGCACATGAATGGGTTCATGAACACCAAATGGATGTTTTAAAAAGAAAAAAAGGTCCAGACATCGGTGGTCAAAATGAAGATGAGGCAAATGCTTTTGCAGGACGACTTATTAAAATGTTTGAAAAAGAAAATCCTGAAATGGAACAATTAATGTATGAACATAAAGGAATTAATAACAAACTTTTAATTTTAGAAACTCAAATTTTATTAGAACAAAAAATTGAAACCAAAAATAATTTGTTGGTTGAAATGAAAAAAATAGGTATTGAAAAATTACCTTATTCATATTCTTCTTTATCTCGATTTATTGATTCTAAAACAATGAACGTTCACTACAACAAACACTACAAAGGTTATGTTGATAAATTGAACGATGCGTTAAAAGATAAAAAGGGTGATTTAGAATTAGAAGACATTATTAAAACAATCAGTAAATACGACAATAAAGTTAGAAATAATGCTGGAGGAGCTTTTAATCACGCATTATTTTGGAAAATGTTGTCCCCAAAAAAACAACGACCTCATGGTGAAATATATGAAAAAATTAAAAAAGATTTTGGTAACATAAAAAAACTAAAAGACGAATTTAATCAAGCGGCGAAAGATCGTTTTGGTTCAGGATGGGCGTGGTTGTATCTATCAAAAGATGGAAAACTAAAAATAATGTCAACCCCAAATCAGGACAACCCACTTATGAATGTTGTAAAAAAAGGTGGATTTCCATTGTTGGGTCTTGATGTTTGGGAACATGCATATTATTTAAAATATCAAAACAAAAGAGATGAATATATTTCAAAATTTTGGGATGTTGTTAATTGGGAGTTTGTAAACGATTTATATTTGTCAAAGACAAAAAAAGAAAATATTAAAGAGAGTGTTGAGTCTAAAGAAATTATAAATGAAATTAGCTCAACTTTTGCGTTTCCATATACTGCAAAACAATTAAGAGATTTAATTAATTCACAATATGTAGGATGTCTTGGTAAACAATATAAAAATGGTTGTATAGGTAGAATCCAAACAAAAAAATGCACCACAGATGTTGGTATTTTAGGTGGTGATTATGCAGAAAAAAAACACGGAGGAACAAGTCAATGGTCTATCGTCAATCGTTTTGATACCAATAGTAAAGTTAAAAAAGAAATATATAACATTTGGTTAGAAGAAACTGAAGGGTTAACAGATTTTAAAACATGGATTAAAGAACATGCTTATGACCTTTTCTCAAATGAAGGAATGTATTTAGATCGTTTGGCGGAAATAAACGTTGGAACTATAGAAGTTGGTAAAGAGAATGAAAATTACGCAACAAGTATTATTCGACAGATATATAAATTAAATCCTGATGAAGAAGGTATGACTTATGAGTTGTATGAACATTGTTCGGGAGATATTAATGATAGAAAAAAAGGTCAAGATATAGTTTTAAAAATTAAAGGAGGAGATACAATTTATTTCCAAGTCAAACCTTTTACAAATAACCTTAATCATATTGAATTTTTTGATGGTGGAGATAGGGGATATTATTTCAAAGTAAATTCTTGGCACACAAACAAAAAATATAAAGAAGAAAATGTTGATATAATTTTGTATGTTGATAGATCAGAACAAAAATACATCATGTTCAGAAACGATTATAGTAAAATTTTAACAGTAAGCACCTCAAGAAGAAACCCACCATATTTTATATATTATTATGAAATGCCACTTCAAAGTAACTTTAAAGTTCCATTACAAAAAGAAACACAAAAAGCGCCTGTAAAACAATTTATATCAAAAGATATTAATAAACAAATTGAATTTTACAAAGATAGAATTAAATATTTTACAGATAAAATAAAAGAATTGAGTGGTGAAAATACTGAAATTTCTGAGATGATAAATTTCTATAAAAAAGAGTTAAACAAAATAATTATCTAACTAAAAGATATTTATATAAAAAAACTCTTATGGCAATAATTAGCGAACCGGAAAGAAGTCAATTCTATCAAAAAGTTAGACATTTACTTGGAGCACCTTTAAGATCTGTGGAATTAGAGGATGAAATGATGGATACTTTACTTGAGTATTCTATTGATGATTATTCTCAATACGTTCAGGATTGGTTAATAGAATCACAATGGACATCATTGTATAACTTAAATCTTGACACTCAATCTTTATCTCGAGCTTTCATAACCAAAAGTTTAGATTTTGAAACTCGTTATACTTACGCTTATTCTAAAATAGTTGGTCTACAAGCCGGAGGTGATTGGGAAATTAAAAAAGATTACATACAATTAGTTCCTAATCAACAAATTTACGAAATACCGGCAGGTCGTGAAATTAATGAAGTTTTATGGTTCACCCCAACAACCCTTAATAATTTATTGTTTGGTTTAGGTGGTTTTGCCGGAGTTGGTAATGGAACTGGTTTAGGAGGTGGTGGAGGTCTTGCTCAAATTGGTAACATGGCAGGAAGTTATTATTTAACACCAGTATTTGATACATTATTAAGAATGCAAGAAGTTAACATACAAAGAAGAATATTTGCGGGTGAATTAACATATTATATCACAGCACTTCCTGGTGGTAAAAAAGCGTTACACCTTTTAAATACCCCTGGAGGTAAGTTTGATTTCGGAAATTCGGAATTGGCCCAAGGTCAAGTTTGGTATTGGTATTATGATACGTCACAAGGTGATAGAGATAAGTGTTTAGCGGATAATCCTGATATTATTTTATTACCTTCAGATGTTCCTTTTAATAAAATGTCTTGGGAAAAATTAAACAATCCCGCACAAATTTGGGTTAGAAAATGGTTTGTTGCTTATTGTAAAGAAACATTGGCTCGTGTTAGAGGTAAGTTTAGTGGAAACTTGAAAACTCCTGATGGTGATCTTACAATGGATTACACCACAATGGCGACCGAAGGAAAAGACGAAAAGGCCAAACTTTTAGAAGAATTAACGGGTGCAGAAGGAAGATTAACAAGACTTCGTCCTGAAAAAGTAATGGAACGTGAAGCATTGTTGGCGGAAAATCTTAACAAACAATTAAAGTTTAGAGCAATGCCTCGTCAAATATACGTTATTTAAGTTATGGCAATATATAGAGAAAAACCTGTTAGAAAAACAGTATTCAGAGGAGGTCGTTCTATAAGTTTGAATACATTTGAAACTGTTGTTATTAGTGAAGAAGTTTACTCAACAAAGGGTGAATATCTCTTATTGATCAAAGATGTTAACAATTGTAAATTAAAATTAGATTCAACAACCACAGACAAGATTACAATTAAGTCATTAACCAATTGCGCCATAATGCCTGACATGGGTAGAATTGACGAAGATTGGGATGAAATTCACATCGGTAGAGGTGCTTGTATAGAATTACAAAACATTCAGGGAGTATGGTATATACTATCCTCCGATGGTCTCAAACTTGATTAATTCATTTTTTGGAACGTATTTCCACATGATCTCATCCGCATCTTTATACATGTGATATGGAGTTTCATTAACACGATTCCAAAACAACATTTCCTCGTCTGAAATTTCCATAACATCTTCCAATTTATCTTGATCGTTCTCATCAAATGGTTGTCCATTAATTAGTTCACATTGATCTTTTGTAAAGAATGGTCGGTCTTCAGGGTTCTTAACCAACAATCCGTTTCTTACTTCTTGTTTAAATACAACAAGTAATGGCTCAACACGTTTATTGAAAGTTGCAATTGCTCTTTGAATGTTATATTGACCTTTCATTGTTGGGTTATTTTCTAAATCTGAAGGATCAATTCTATAACAATTAAGTTGGATTATCGAATCTAATGAATCAGGAATTAGTCCACCATAAGTGTTTATATGATCTTCTGACCAACCTTTCTTTGGTTTATTAACTTTCTGAACATCTCCATGTGATGCTTTGGTTCCGTTATTAACATAAAATATTACATCACCAAGATTTACATTTAACCCCTCTTTGATTGCCAATTCCATGTGTGCTTGTCGAGACATCAAACTTCCTGCCTTTGTTGTTTGCTTACTACGAATTATATAATCATCAATAGTTTGTTTTACTTTCGCTTTGTTTGCAATATCCATCAAAGGAATTTGAAGGTCAAATATCTGTTGAACATATTCATAATACCACTCAACAAACTCTTGTCCTTTACCATCAAGAAGTAATTTAATTCCTTTATCCAAGAACTTCTCAATATAGATTGGCATTTTTTTAGATTTGATTGAGTTACCCGTAAGTTTGATTTTACCTTTTGCGGTGATCAACGCATAATTCTTACGGGCTAAGTTAATACATGCCGGCCATTGTCCGTCAGTGTCAAGTGCCATTTCACCTCTCATCGCAAGATCGTTAAACTCCATAACATCCGCCTCTTCACCAATATATTCTTTACCCTCTTTTACTTTCCAATTCAGACCTTTACCGACATAACGTCTTTCTTCCACACCTTCAGGAACAGAAAAGTTAATACCATCCGTGTCCATTACAAGAGGTGTATATCCACGATCCATAAAGAAGTTAATCATCATACGAAGATACTGACGACCTGTGCAAGTAATCATTTCTCCTTTATCCATATCACCCCAATGAAATACTTGTGGGGCTGAAAGGGCACCAAACATAGAATTAATGAAGATCTTAATCGGTAATTGCTTACGGTCATAAGATGTTGATTTCTTTTTATCAATCGTTGCATATTCTTCAGCAAGTTGTTTGTATTTGATACGAGTGTTACGAAAGTATGATAATAAACCTTTCATTGCACCTGTCACATCACAATCGGGGAATACATCGTGAACCAACTGAATTGATGGATATAGAGACGAGTAGTCGAGCTTTAATACGTTTTTGGAGTATCCTGTTCGAATCAACCTTGAAAGTCCTCCTACGAAGTTCCCTTTATCATTTTTAGCGGGAATTGCAAGTCCATGTTTATA